GGCGCAGGCGTCGACGCTCGCGATCAACGTCTCCGGACTGCCGATCATTCACGACCGGTTCCTGGCGACCGACGCGCTGCTCGTGTCGAACGAGTCGGCCGCGGCCTACCACCGGGACGGGCCGCGCTTCCTGTCGGTCGACGACGCATCGAAGATCGGCCGGGACGACGTGATCTGGGGGATGGGCGCCGCCGCGGTCTACAACGCGCCGGGCATCGTGTTTCTGTCCAAGGTCGCGGGTCCGGGTCGCGCGGCAGCGGCGAAGTAGTGCCGTGAGCTACTGCGACCCGGACGACCTGGTCCCGCATCTCGGCGGCGGTCTCGATCCGGCGCGCGCACAGGAGCTGTGCGACGCCGCGACCGAGCACGTCGATTCGGTGTGCGGCCAGTCGTTCCCGGATCCCCCGCCAGTCGGCGTCAAGCTGGCGGCGATCCAGGTCGCCGTCCGGTTCGCTCGCTCCGGGGACGCGCCGTTCGGCGTCCTCCAGGCGCTCGGCGAGAATCCGGCGTACGTCCGGGCGCCGATCCCCGACCTGGACGTGATGCTCCTCGGCTATCGGGTCTCGTGGGGGATCGCGTGACGCTCGCAGCGATCCCCCGCGCGGCCCTGGTCCCGGCGGTCGGCGCCGTCCGGGCCGAGCTCCTGGCGGCGCTCGTCGACGCGGCGCCGGCCGGCGTGTCGGTCGTCCAGGCCGGCGCGCAGGCCGCGCTGCCGGCGCTGATCGTCACGCCCGACGCGCCGTACATCGAAACGACCGGCCTGCCGGCGTCCTGCGCGTACCGCGCCCGGTTCGTCGTGTGGGCGATGGTCGCGCGTGCGGTCGTCGATCCGTTCGGCGAGCTGGAGCGGCTGTGCGCGGTCGTCGAGTCGGCCTGCGACGCGGTCTATCACGCGACGTACGACGGCGTCGTGCTGATGGCCGAGGACGCGCGGACCGAGCAGGGACAGTCGATTTACGGCGCGTCGAATCAGGTCCACGTCAACCGCTGAGCTCTGGAGGATCCCCGACATGGCCTACGACCCGATCGTCAATGGCGTGTACATCGTCAAGCTCGTGGCCGAGGGCGAGGTCGGCGCCGGCGTCGAGTACGCCTGCCAAACGTCCGAGGTCACGATCACGCCGAAGGCCGGCGATACGGTCCGGTTCGATTCGCTCGGCGGGCCTGGCTGCTCATTCGTGTCGGTCAAGCCGACCGAGTGGAGCATGGTCCTCCACTACGCGCAGGACTACGCGGACGGCAACCTCGCCCGCTGGCTGTACGACAACGACGGCGCGAAATTCGCCGGCGAGATCAATCCGACCGGCGGGCCGGCGTCGGCGACCGAGCCGTCATTCACCGTGTCGGGTCGCGTCGTCGCGGGTCCGATCGGCGGCGGCGTCAAGGGCGAGTACGCCGAGGGCGAGGTCGACCTGCCGCTCGACGGCAAGCCGGAGCTCGTCGAGACGCCACCGACGCTCGTCGCGCCGACCGTCGCGGCAGCTGCGGCGCCGGCGAACGGGTCGACGAGCTCGTCGAGCTCCAAGGCCGCGGCGTAGGGCGATGGCCCGCGGCCTGGCGCCGCGCGGCGTCGCCGTCAAGGTCTCGGGGGCGCGCGAGCTCCAGCGCGACCTGCGTCGCGCCGGCGTCGACGCGAAGGACCTGCGCGGCGCGAACCGCGACATTGCCCGCTGGTTCGCGCCGACCGCGGCCGAGCGGGCGCCGTACCGGACCGGGCGCCTGTCGGAGTCGGTCAAGGGTCTCGGCACGGCGACAAAGGCCGTCATTACCGCCGGCTCGGCGAAGGTCCCGTACGCCGGCCCGATTCATTTCGGCTGGCCGACCCGGCCGGATCCGACGCGCGGCTGGCGCGGCGGGCCGATCGTGCCGCAGCCGTTCATCTACCAGGCGCTCGACGAGCGCCGGGACGAGGTCCTCGATACGTACCAGGCGTACATGGACCAGCTGTGTAGGAGGGTCGATCCATGACCGGCGAGCGCAACGGTCACGACGACGAGCCGGAGCGGTTCGTCCTGGCACCCGGCGAGCTGGAGCAGCTCGTCAAGCGGCTCCGGATCCGCCACATGGAGGAGATCGAGCAGCGGACCGGCGTCACGTTCGACCAGCTCTCGACGCTCCGGCAAGGCCTGTACACGCACGCGATCGCGTTCGCCGTCCTGGCGGCGCGCCGGCCCGACGCGACCTGGGACGAGGCCGGCGACGTCGAGCTCGGCCAGCTGACGCTGCCGGCGGACGCCGCGGCCGAGCCGGACCCTACGCCGCCGCTCGACGGCTCCATCGTCGACGTCGAGATCGTCAACGTGACGAGCGGATCGCCGCCGTGATGCTCGCGTTTCACATCGGACCCGACGACGCCCGCGAGGTCACCTACGGCGAGCTCGAGGCCGCCAACCGAATCATCGCCAAGGCGAACCGGACGTGACCCGCCAGGTCCGCGTCGAGATCATCGGCGACAGCTCGTCGGTTCAGCGCGCATTCAACAGCGCGGCCGGCGGCGTCGAGTCGTTCGGATCCAAGGTCCTATCGGTCGCCGGCGGCATCATCGGCGCGCAGGTCATCGACCGGATCGTCGGGACCTTCACCGAGGCCGTGTCGGGCGCGATCGAGGGCGCGTCGGAGCTCCAGCAAATCGGCCGGTCCGTATCCACGACGTTCGGCAAGAGCGCCGGCGACGTCCAGGCCTGGTCGTCGACGGTCGCCGAGGCGTTCGGCCTGTCCGATGACGCCGCGCTGAAAGCGGCCGACAGCTACGGCGTGATGCTCCACGGTCTCGGATTCACCGACGCCGCGTCGGCCAAGGCGTCCGAGCAGCTCACCGGCCTGGCGGCCGATCTCGCGGCGTTCTCCGGCCAGGACGTCACGACGGTCATGGGCGCGCTCCAGAAAGGCCTGGCTGGCTCGGCCAAACCGTTGAAGCAATTCGGCGTGTTCCTGGACACGGCGTCGGTCAAGCAAGAGGCCGTAAGGCTCGGCCTGTACAAAGGCAAAGGACCGCTGTCCAACTACGCGGCGGCGCAGGCGCGGCTGTCGCTCATCATGCGCGAAACGACCCGGATCCAAGGCACGTTTGCCAGCCGCTCGGGCGATCTCGCGACCGTCCAGAAACAGAACGCGGCCGAGATCAAGAACGTGGCCGACGAATTCGGGACGATGCTCCTGCCGGCCGTCACCGCGATTGCGTCGTTCGTCGGGCGCGAGCTCCTGCCGGCGATCGAGCAGCTCGTCAAGTGGCTCGGGCCGCGCCTGGCGCCGGTCGTCGCGGCGATCGCGCCGCTCCTCCAGGCCGTCGCCGATTTCATCGGCAAACAGCTCGTCCCGGCGGTCTCCGACGCGGCGCCGCTGTTCGCCGACCTGGCCGACGCGGTCGGCTCGGCGCTCCGGCCGGCGCTCGCGATCCTGTGGCCGATCATTCAGAAGGTCGGGACGTTCATCGCCGAGCAGCTGTGGCCGGCGGTCGTCGACGTGGCGCGGGCGCTGCTCACGGCGCTGGCGCCGATCATCCGCCAGCTCGGGCCGCTGTTCGAGGCCTGGGCGCCGTACATCTCGGGGGTCGTCGATTTTCTGTTGAAGCTCGCCGGCGTCGCGCTCCGGGTGCTCGTGCCGTCGCTGAAATTCCTGATCGGGATTCTCGCGAAGGTCATCGGGATTGTCCTGGCCGTGATGACGGGGATCGGCCGGCTGGTCTCGACGTTCTGGCGGGCGACGACGCCGATCCGGACGGCGATCCTGTCGATCCTCAACACGGTGGCGACGATCGTCGTCCGGATCCAGGGCGCGATCGCCCGGTTCCTGGGCGGGATCCTCGATCGGGTCCGCTCGTTCATCACGCCGCTGTTCAACCTCGGCGCGGCGCTCGTCGGCGCGCTCGGCCGCGGCCTGTCGTCCATGTTCGGGACGCTGACCGGCGCCGCGCGCGACCTGATCGGCCGCGCGGTCGCGGTCCTGGGCTCGCCGCTCGGACGGCTGTTCTCGATCGGCCAGGACATCGTCGGCGCGCTGATCCGCGGCATCGAATCGATGGCCGGCGCGATCCTCCGGGCGATCGTCGGCATCCTCCCCGGCCCGGTCCGCGGCGTGATCCAGGACGCGCTCGGCCTGCACGGCGCCGGCTACGCCGCGCCGTTGCCACCGACGACGCCGACGATCCGGGCGCTCGGCGGCGCAGCTGCGCGGACGCCGGCGGCGCCGGCCGGCCCGTCGATCACGGTCAACGGCGCGATTGACCCGGAGGCGACCGCGCGCGTCCTCCGGCGGACGCTCCAGGCGCACGACATTCGGGTCGGCCGGACGTCGGCGCTCGCGACCGGCGCGGCGCTGTAATGGCGACGCCGCCAGGCGTGTACGTCCTACTCGGCGGCGATTTCACCGGCGCCGGCGCGTACGACCATTCGTGCGTCGTGAGCTCGGCGACGATCCATCACGGCCGCGACGACCCGGCCAGCCAGCCGGACGCGAGTACCGCGACGATCGAGCTGATCGGCGCGCTGCCGGCCGGCGTCGATATCGGGACCGTCGTCCGGGTCTTGGCCGATCTCGGCGCCAGCCAGTCGCGCAGCCGGTTCGCCGGCAAGGTCACCGACGTGGCGGTCCATTGGGACGACGTCGACCAGCCGATGGCGACGCTGATTTGCGCCGGCCAGGTCGCCGACATGGGTCGCGCCGTCATCGGCGACACTCCCTGGCCGGCCGAGCTCGACGGCGCCCGCGCGGCGCGGGCGATCTCGCTCGCCGGCGTATATACGGATCCGACGCTCCAGGATCCGGGGACCGTCACGGTCCTGGCGCGTGACGTCGACGCGCAGCCGGCGCTCGTCGTCGCCGGCGACGCGGCCGAGGACGGCGCGGGGATGCTCTGGCAGGACCGCTCGGGCCGGGTCGCCTACGCCGACGCGCTCCACCGGCGAAACGCGCCGATCGCGCTGGAGCTCGACGCCTGCCACGTGCCGCTGGACGCGACCTGGTCCAAGGCGATCGAGGGTCTCGCGAACGACCTGCGGATCCGGTACGGCATCGTGCCGACCGATGGCACCGACCAGGCCGAGCTCCACGTCACGCAAGCATCGTCGATCTCGACGTACGGCCGGTACGACGCGAGCATCACGACGCGGCTCCAGGACCAGGCCGCGGCGCAACAGCGGGCCGACCTGATCCTCGCCCGACAGGCCGTGCCGGCCTGGGTCCTGTCGGGTCTCGGCCTGCCGCTCGAGCTCCTCCCGGCCGAGGACTGGTCGCTCGTCGTGGCGCTCCTGACGCTCGACGTCGGCTCGCTCCTGTCGGTCACCGGCCTACCGGCCGGCTCGCCGTACACGTCGGCGCTCGTGTGGGTCGAGGGATGGACCGAGACGATCGAGGCCGCGGTCGGCGGCGGGCCTGGCCATTGGCAGATCGACCTGGCCACGTCGGACTACTGCGCGACCGCGGCGGTCCCGCGTTGGGACGACGTCGACGCGGCGATCACCTGGGACACCTACGGCAGCGCGACCTGGGACGGCGCGAGCTGCCTGCCACCGACGCCGAGCCGCGGCCGGTGGGACGACACCGCGTCGAGCCTACGATGGGACACCGTCGACGACACGATCACTTGGGACACCTGGGCCGGATAGCGCGAGGGTCGAACCGATGCCGAATCAGACGCCGACGTACAAGTGGCCGTGGCCGCTCGGCACCGATCGCGTGATGGACGGCGACAACGCGATGGGGTCGCTCGCGCAAGCGATCGAAGCGACCGTCAAGCTGCTTCCGATCAATCCGGGGGTGATGTCGCCGAGCTCGTCATTCGCCGCTCCGACCGGCACGCCGACCGCGATTCCGGGGATGTCGTACACCGTGAGCCCGTCGCAGTCCGAGCTGTGGGTGATGGCTGCGGTGCTCGATTGGAATTGGTCGGGGGCTGATCCCGGCGCGATGGTCGGGCAGCTCGCCGTCGATGGGGCGATCGTCCGCACCGGGAATCTGGGGATCCTGCTCGCCGGCGGGACGCGCGCGCCGATGTTCCTGCTGCACGCGCAGACGTATGCCGCGGGCTCGCACACGGTCGAAGCGCGGGCGGGCAAGTCCGCGTCGTCGGGCGTGTGCAACGTCACGACGCCATCGCTGTTGCTGGTGCTCCGGTTCCCCCGATGACCGGACCCGGCGGGCGCGATCCGCTCACGCTCGCGTTCGTCCTGCTCGCGTTCGTCCTGGCGGCCTGTTTCATCGCCGTCGTGATCGCGCTCCTGATCGCGACGAAAGGTGGTCTCGGCACATGACCGACGAGCTCGCGGCGCAGCTGCTCCGGATCCGGACGCCGCGGGACGGCGAGCGGCGGCCCGATCGCCTGGTCGCCGTGCCGGCGATCGACACCGGCGGCGCCTGGCGCGCGGCGCACCGGCCACAGGACCCGGCGAAGGATCCGGCCGAGCCTGGCGGCGGCGAGTCGTCGAGCGCCGGCAACGATCACGCCTGGGCCAATTGCACGATGTCCGCCGGCGCCGTCGCCTACGCCTACGACTGCCACAACGCCGGCGACCCGGACGCGGCGCCGTGGGGCGGCCATCTCCGCCACTCCGGCCAACCGGACATGACCGGCGGCACCGATCTCGGCGACCTGTCGGACGCCTGGTCCGAATACGGCGGGCGCGAGCTCCGGATCCGCTCGGGCGCCGGCTGGTCGGCCGTCGTCGACGCGCACGACGCCGGCAGCGCGGTCGTCATCCAGGGCGAGGGATCCTGTCCAGGCTCCGGCACGTTTGACGGCTCGCACGCCTGTTGCATCGGACCCGAGACCAACAGCGCCGGCGACTGGCTGTGGTCCGATCCGGTTACGTCCGGCTGGCAATGGGTGACGCCTGGCTCGATCCGGTCCTGGGCCGAGCGGCTGTCGTCGTCGATCCTGTTCGCCGTGAGCCAGCCTGGAGGTGCCGACATGGCCGACATTCCTGTCGTGAGCGTCGCGCCGATGCTCGTCGACGTGCGCGAGGGAGTCCAGCTGTACGACCTGGGGACGATGGCGCCGGCGCTCCGGATGCCGCAGGACCGGACGGGGATCCGCTCGCCGTTCAGCTCGGAGAGTCCCGGCGGCACGCGGACCTGGGCGATCGTGTACACGCGGCCCGAGCCGGATCCGGACACGATGCTGTGCGTGTACAACGCCGACGCCGACAACGTCCGGGACGACCCGGCCTACGCCGGCGGCGGCGGCGATGACGACGAGTCGGTCCGCCGGCAACGCGACGCGGAATGGGTCGACGCGCTGACGACCGACTGGCCGGTCCAGGTCGACGTCGTCGGCTAGGGCATTCGCTCCAGGGTCGCGCGGATGTAGTCACGGATCGCCGACGCCGGGACCAGGCGCTCGCGACCCGGTTTGATCGAGGCCAGGGTCCCCTCGCCGACGAGCTGTTGGTAGCGGGTCCGGCCGATCCGGAGAATCCGCATGACGTCGGCCGCCGTGAGGAGCTCCTCCTCCAGATCGGGCCGGACGCCGAGCAGCCGGTCGCGCTCGGCCAGCGCGAGCTCGGCGATCCGCGCCAGGACGTCGGCCGCGGCGCGGATCTCGGCGCCGGCCGGATTCGGGTCCGGCCGGTAGTGGCGCGGATGGCTCGGCGAGGAATCGAACGGCTGTTCAGGGGTCATTTCAGGGGTCATTCGTCCTCCGAGCCGTTCGATATGCGTTCGGTTTGTGCTCGTTTGGCTCCGGCGGTAGGACTCGAACCTACGACCAAGCGGGTCGCGGCGATCACGCTCCTGAGCACGATTTCACGCAGGAATGACCCCTATTGCCCACGCTTGCGGCAACAGACTTTAGGGGTCATTTCAGGGGTCATTCAGGGGTCATCCGGCGACCCGGAGCAGGCGTGCCGTGTCGGATCCAAACGCCGCGGCGACCCGCCGCGCGGCGTCGCCGTCGACGATCGGCCGGACGTGGCCGTACCGGTCCATCTCGCGCAGGCTGGCGTGTCCGAGCCAGGCCGACACGACGGCCGGCTGCGCGCCGGACTCCAGGAGCATCGTCGCGAACGCATGGCGCAGGTCGTGCGGCCGGTACTCGGCCATATCGGCGCCGGCCGGCGGCCGGATGCCGAGCCGCTCGCAGGCCGTCCGCCAGCGCCGGAGCACGTTGCGCTGGTCGATCGGCTTGCCGGTCGACGTCGAGAACAGCCGGTCCGTCCGCAGCTGCGCCGGCAGCGTCCGGAGGACGTCGGCGAGCTCCTGCGGGATGACGACCGTCCGGACGCTGGCGCTGTTCTTCAACCGGCGCCGGGTCGACTGGCGGCGGAACGTGACCAGGCGCGCGTCCGGGTCGACGTCGAGCCGGCGGAGGCCGAGCGCCTCGTCATGGCGGCAGCCGGTCCAGCGCATCGTCAACAGGACCGGATAGGACCAATGGTCCCGGAGCTCGTCGAGCAGCCGGTCGATTTCGGCCTGGGCCGGCGGCAGGATTTCGGGCGCGATGTAGTCGACGCTCGTCAACGCCGCGGCGTTGTACTCGGCCTTGCCGAGCTGGACGGCGTCGGCGAGGGCGGCTTTCAAACAGCGGTACGCCGCGTCGATCGTGCCGGCCGACAGGACCGCGCGCCGGCGACCCGTCACGTTCCGCCGGTTGGCCGGCGCCGGCGACCCGAGCTGGCGCATCGCGCGGGCGACGTCGGACGGCTCCAGGTCGCGCAG